AGTGCCGTCTTTCGCGACGGCGCAATTGCGTTGCCCGTTGTCGGGGAGATTCAGGAAGAGGTTCGTCGCGATAAGCGTTGCCGTCGAGCCGCGCAGCGTCACCGTCTTCGTGCCGTTGATCGACCACTCGCCGCTGAAGGTGCCGATGCGGAAGGTCTTGCTGGGAGGCCCATCCGCTGGCCTGCCAAACGTCAGCCCGCCCTGGTCCCGGTCGCCCGCCTCGACGGTTCGCACAACCTTGGCGATCCGCTCCGCAGCGGGCCGCGTGAACGTCACGCGCTCAGTCTTCGCCGGTTTGCCGTCTGGCTTCTGGGCCATGCTCGCCCTCAGCCTTCTACGATGTTCAGCAGCAGCCGAGAGCCCGCCACGGCAGCCTTGGCGGCATAGTCGCCAGCCGCCATCCGAAAGATCGCAGCCTCGCCGCCCCGCAGGCGAACCGTCTCGTGAAGGTTCGTGCCGTCGAACCGGCCAAATGACACGGTGTGCGTTGTCTCGGTGGCGAGTGACCTGGCAAAGCACAGCCCGAGGCTTCCCATAGTCGCCGTGCTGATCTGGTTGACGCTCGTGCTGAGGTTCAGCGTGACGGCCAAGAGTCCAGCGGTTGCAATGTCGGCAGTCACGCCGCTGGCGGCAAACTGCTGCGACAGAGCACCCTTCTGCACTTGGGCGTTAATGGTGTAGTTCACGTCTGGCATTTAAAGCTCCTTAGAACGGCGGCACGCCGAAGTATTGGGAAAAGCTGACGGCTGGGTATGGGCGGCGCTCAAGCTGGTCAGGACGGCCATCGCCGCCGGGGTACTTCAAGGCACCGCTTTCGGTCAGGGGCTGCGGCGTGGTGGCGTCTACCTTTTCGCTGTTGCCGGGCTCGGCCTGATAGACCCACGCACGCCGCTTCTGGCCGCCTTCAATGTAGTGGAAGCCAACGTGCGGAATTTTTTCGATGTACCCACCACGCCGGTACGTCAACTGTATACCGATTTGCCAATACTTCACCTCAACGTCGTTCACGACCTCGGTGGCTTGCTGACCGCTGATGCCATTGCACATCCAAGAATACGCAGGGCCGCCCAGGTACGGCGCAGAGTTGATGGCGTTCGTGACCTCTGCAGCGGTGGCCAGCGGAAACGAAGCCCGGTTGCCGCTAATCGTCGCTTGTATCTCGGGGGCCATGACTGTCATGCCCTCGATGTAATCGTTTGCCGCGTTGACTAGGGGGCGCACGTCGCCATTGCCGGTGCCGTGGTAGTAGTAGAGGAACGGAGCCTGCGCCCCGCCGGTCGAGAATGACCACACATCAGGCCGCGCCAGAGGGTTTTGCTGATACTCATGCCGTGGCACTTCGTAGCTGTACGTTACCTCCGCATGGAAGCGGTCGGTTTCGTTCACCTGCCCGTTGTGGCAGAGCAGGTAGGCATACTCGGGATGGGCGGCCCCGTGAAAGATGCCGACGGCGGCCAAGATGTCCTGCGTGTTTGTCGGGCCGTCTAGCGTCAATGCGTACTTGATCTCGGCAGTCGGGCTTTCGCCAAACTTGTGCGAGAAGGTGCGCGGCAGGATTTCGCGGTAGGAGACGACGGCCATGCTAGTTCAAGATCTCCACGGTGCCGACCTGCCCGTTGCGGTTGATCTGCTCCAGCAGTGAAACCTGCTTCTGCTCGGCCTCGTTCGGCCCGGCGGTTGTTCCGGCCTGGTCCATGCGCTGCCGAAGCGAGTCCGATGCCGTGTCCACTGCCGCGTTAAAGTTCGCCTGAAACCGATTCAGCACGCTGTTTGACGCATCGGACGCCACCTGCGCCTCAAGCTGGGCAATCCGCTCGGCACGCTTCCTGTTTTCCTCCTCGATGGCGGCGGCGTTGGCCACGGGCATGCCGAAGCCGTCTCTGGTTGCGCCAGCGCCCTGCATGGCCGCCTGCGCATCCGCCCGCAGTTTGTCCAGTTCCTTCTCGGTCTCGCTGCGAATGTCTAGCCCAAGGATCGGCGCGAACTTCTTGATGAAGGCTTCAATGAACTGCGCCAACTGAAAGAACGCATTGCCAGCCAATTTGATGAAATCAAGCAATCCGCTAGCGACCTGCTGGGCGATCTGTTGCGGGCCAGCCTCCCTAATGACTCCAAGAAGCTCCTGCGCGATCGTGCTAATCGGCCCCGCAAGCTCGCCTAGGATCGAGCCAGCCAGGCCCTTCACCGTTGCCCACACGGCGGCAAAAGAATCGTTCATGTTGTCGATTGCCTTTACGGCGTCTTCGCCCACCACCTGCCCGAGCGAAACAGCCTGCTCTCGCATCTGCGTCAGCGCCCCCGGCCCGAGCGTGAACAACTCGCCAAGCTCGATGCCGCCCTTACCGAAGAACTTCACGGCCGTGGCGGCCCGCTCGGCTGGATCAGCGATCCGAGAGATGGCATCGACCACCTGCTCGAATTGCTTCTCTGGCGATTGGGCCTTCAGTTCCTCAAAGACAATCCCAAGCTCCTCAAACTTCTTCTGCGCCTTCTCGTCCAGCGACGCTTGGCCGATGGCTACGGTCAGCTTTTGCATCTGCTTGGCAAAAGACTCGACGCTTACGCCCGTGTCGGCGGCTGCCCTGGCGTATGCCTGCAACGCCTCAACGCCGACGCCCGTGCGATTGGCCACGTCGTTCAATGCGTCCAATTCTTCGCCCACGCTCAAGGCGAACTGCGTGACGCCCGTGACCGCGCCAGCCACCGCGCCGCTTAGGCTCAAGAAGGCGCTGGTGGCGGCCTGGATTCCGCCGAGGGCGAGCTTGCCAATCTCAATGTTCTTGAGCGTCCCGAGGTCGGCCGACGCCTTCTTGCCAGCCTCGCCCATTGAGTCGAGCTTGGCGTTCACATCGGCCACAGCCTGAGCCAGCTGGGCCGTGTTCGCGCTGATCTGCATCGCCAAGCCGAGTGCCGTACTCATCTCATTTTCCGTCCAAGTCTTGTTTCATCTGCGCGAGCACGTCGAGCATCTGCGCTTTGTGCTGCGGCGGGCTGTCTGTGGGAATGAAGTCTGCTGGCTTCGGCATGTGCCCTCGCCGCGAGTGAGGGGCCAACACCGCACTGGCAAGCACGCCGGTCTGAGCCCACGAGTTGTCGAGCGGCTGGAAGTAGCGAGCAAACGCCAGCCACTCGCTCAACTCCCTGCTGTCCATTCGCTGCTCAAGTTCGCCGACCGTCATTCCAAGATGACCGGCCAGCATGAACAAGAACCGCCGCGATGGTCTCGCGCTAAAGCTCCCCGGCTAGTTCAACTACGTCCGCCTCCGTGAGTTTGTTGTGGCGCTGTGCCACATCGAACAGTTCGCCCATCACCGCCCCGTCCAGGGTTGCCACTTCGTCGAGTTCGTTGTCTTGGAAGATCCGCACGCCATGCTCGTCGCAGAGCGTGCGAGCCAGATAGAAGGCACGGAAATTGTGGAACTTCGCCACGCCCTTACTGCGGATGTCGAGCCACGCCAGTTCCCAATCGTCGCGTTCGCCGACGCTGAGAACCCGCACATACACATCGAGGTTCCATTCCTTGACGTGAACCTTCAGCGGCTTGCGGACGCTGGCGGCCTTGATCTGCTCTTTGAGTCCCATTGGTCAGTTGTCCAAAAGTTTGAACGTGACGGTGAACCGGGTCACGCCGTTCACCTCATTCGCCACACTCACTGACTCCCATACTGCGGGGTTTGTCAAGGCTTGGCCGCCGCCGGATATGGAAAGGTTCGCGCGGACGCCGTAGTTCGACGTTCCCGTGTTGGCACCGCCCAAGCACTCGACGCTGCACGCCCCGGCCTCGTCGGTCCAGGCGACGCTTCGCCCCTTTGACGGGCCGCCGCCATAGGTCCACGAAAGGCCGGTGACTTCCTGAAACGTGACGCCGTTCCACGTCACCGATACGCCGCTGCTGTAGCTCGCCACGGGGGCCTCCCTCTGTGGCTACGGCACCTGGAAGGAAGCGCTGCCTCGAACCGCGTCATTCACGGTGAGCGTCACGCTCGACGACTTGCAGGTGGCGGTCACGCTCAACGTGATCCCGCCCGAGATCGTGAGCGTACCGCTTAGGCCTTGGCCAATCGGGGCACCACTCGCCGCCAGATACTCGATGCTGACTTCCTTGCCGGTGTCGCCAGCCGAGCCCTTGAGCGGGCGGCTCATTGTCAGCACGGTGCTGCCGTTCGTCTGGCCGAGGTGCGAAACGTCGATCTGATCGGACGACGCTTGATCACTGATGCTGTAGGTGATGCTCGTGACGGTGTAGGTCGTCCCGGCGAAGGTCAACGTGGTGCCAGACGAATCGTGCGGCGTGTACGGCATTTTTTAACCCTCGCTCCACCAGCAGTCGTAGCGCTGTGTTACCTGATAGACCGGCGGGAGATCCGCTCCAGCCAGCTGCACAAAGTCGTCGGATTCGTCCTCCAACGACGTTTGTTTCACCTCCGTATTGTCCGCAGTACCCCCGTAGCCATCCAGAACGCGACGCATGGCGTCGGCAACCTGGCGGGCCTCCTCGTAGGTCACGCCGTAAATGCTGTACTCAACGCTGACGCGGGGCATACCCATCGGCCCGCCAAGCGTCTGCTCGCGGTCGATGCCGGATCGCCGCCATGTGACGAACGGCAGGGCAGCGGATGCCGGGGCAAGCACTGGATAAATCCGCGTGCCAAGCAGGGACGAGACAGCGGCGTTTCCGACAAGAGCGGTACGCAGGACGGCTTCGGGGGATTTCAGGCTCACGCGCCACCGCCTCTCTTTGCTCGGAACGGACTAGCCATTTCCTTGATTGCTGAATTCAGGGCGGCGGTCATCTCGCGGTTCAGGTTCCCAGATATTTGCGTGCGAGTCCGATCGAATGCCGTCTTGATTGGCGGAACTCCAGCCTTTCCGCCAACGGGGAACTCGCCAAGGTCAACCGTCCCGCCCTTCTTGACCACGCGCACGAAGCCTTTCGGCGACTTGGGGCGAGTTGTCACCTTGCCCGACCTCTTAGCAACGACCACGCGAACCGGGCCGCTTCGAGAATAACTACTCGCGATGTTGCCTTTTGTCTTGCGTCGCTTTGTTCCAAACTCCAGAAAGCCCTGGTGCTGGCCCTTTTCGTTCGACTTCAAATCGCTCGACTTTTTTCGCGGAGGTGCCGTGAACCCGGCGAGCGCCACACCAGATCCCGTCTTCGTGTACCGCTTCGTCTTTTTCCTGATGGCTCGACGAAGGTTGCCGGTCGGCCCTTTGGGCGTCAGCGTTTTCAAGAGCTTGAAGCCTGGGTCGATTGCACGACCAAGGGCCGCCGCCATGTATTTCGCAGAAAGGTTTTTCGGCAGTCCGCGAAATGCGTCACGGATTTGCTCCAGTTCAGGAAACTCCACCGTGACTTCAATCCCGCCCGCCATTACGTCACCTCTTCGCAGATCGCAACGTGCTCGGTTCGGTTGTCGTACTCAAGCAGGCTCACGATGTTCAGCGTGCGGGAACGCCACGCGAAGCGATCCCGCTGCGTCAGCCCAGGCAAGTAGCGGAGCCGCACCTTGTGCGTGATCGTCGTGTCTTGCTGGCCTGCCGCCAGGGCCTCGCGGGCGCTCACGCCTTCCACGCTCGCCCACACGGCCGAGGAATCGCTCCACGCCAGCACCGTCTCGCCCAGGGCATTGGTCGTGCCGCTGGCGATCTGGACGGTGACGCGCTCGCGGAGCTTGCCGGGCTCGATCATCGGTAGGTGCCCCACTTCATGGAATCAAGCAGGCTGCTCACGCCGAAGGGCACGTCCTGCGGGACTGCCCCGGTGGAGACGGTCGCGCCACGGGTTTCGTACCAGTGGCTCACGAGCATCAGGATGGCGTGGCGGATCGCGGCGGGCACGTCGGTCCCGCTGTTCCCGTAGCCAGCCCACCACGTCACAGCGTGCGCCCCGGCGTCGATCCGGTGCGGCGGCCAGGTGCCAGCGTAGATCGGCAGCACCGTGCCGGGCGTCGAGTGGCGATCTACGCGGAACTGCTCCACGGCATAGGTGCCGGTCGTGCCGCCGTCTGCCGTGAACGTCAGCGACACGGCCGTGGCAGTGCCAGCGACGGCCATCGGCGGGCGGGGCAGTTCCATCGCCTCGATGCCCGAGGTGGGGAATCGGTCGAACCGCATCACCCACTGCGTGTAGACCAGCGTGCGGTCGAGATATTGTTCGCACCACTCGCGGGCCGCCGTGATGAGGCTGGCCACATAGGCATCATCTGCGGTGCTGTCGATGCGGCAGTGGGCCTTCGCCTCGGAGAGCGTCACGGGCTCCACGGCGGGCGGCGTCTGGCGGCTGAGGCTGCGGTACTTCACTTTCGCTTTCTCCGCTTGGGCGTGGCGTCGGCCGTCTCCACGTCGTGCTCGACGGCGGCCGTCTTGATCAACTCCTGCTGCCGGTCCTCCACCGCGAACCGCTTGGCGATTAACTCCATCGCCAAGCCGCCGGGGATCTCCACGACCTGGCCGGGGCGGTAGGAGCGGAACGATCGCAGCATCCTTAGTTTCTTCATTGGGGCACGCTCCATGCAGTTTCGGGCTTCTTTCCGTTGGTCGTGAACTCGGTGGTCCACTGAAACACGGGCTTGCCGAGGTTCTGCCCCGGCCACGTCACGACATACTCGCCGTGGCCCAGGACCACGCGCGGCGTGATGAAGACTCGGTTGCCGCTCTCCCGCCAGTTGCGCCAGAACCAGATGTCGTCATCGGTGCGGCCGTCGTTCCACGACCCATCGGGGCCTGGCTTCGACCAGAACCAAGGCTTCTTGCACCGCTTCAGGGCGGCCGTGCTGATGACCGTGAGGCCGAAGTGGGCCGTGTCCACCTCTTGGACCGGCTCGGCGAACCACGACGCAGGCAGCGTTGTGGTGCCGCTCTCGGGCGGGTTGTCGAGCGTCCCCTTCAAGGTCAACATCGGCCTGCCGTCCTCTCGCTTCGTCTGCAATCCCGTCAGTGCGTCGCACTGAAACGTCATCGCCATCGCGAAGAGGTGCTCCACGTCTTCCTTTGTGAAGAACGTGTCGTAGTCGATGGTCAGCAGATACTCGGCCTTGTCGATGAACTGCTCCATCACGCGGGTGTTGACCTGCGACCAGAACGCACCCGTGCCCATCGTGGGGCGAATCCCCAGCGGCATGAGTGCTTGAGCCCACGCGAAGTGGTTGGCCGTGAAAGACAGCCTGGGCATCGACAGAATGGCTTCCACCCGAACGTCGGCCTCAGTGCCCCCAACCTTGACGATCATGCAGACCTCGTAAAAAGAGAGCGGGCCGCCCCGTTGTGGAGCGGCCCGCCCAGTTTGCACATCGCGTCAAGCCGTCAGGCTCACGCACCGACGAGGCCGATGACCGGACCGGCGACGGTGGACGAACCGAGGTTCGGGTGAGC